AATGCCAGAACCACCTTCAAAGAATACAGCCTTTGTTGCCAGACAAGGATCCTCTGGTTCTACTGGTGTAACTGCTGGTGCTGGTCATAGTGGTAGAAATAGAACTGGTACCGATAAAATAAAGGACGCCGTAAGGAATACTAATAAAGCGGACATTGTTGCAAATAAAGCCGATTCGATGAAACCTATACTTGATATGATAAATTCAGCTGAATCTGAAGCGGATGGTTATAATGCAATATTCGGTCAAATTAAATCAAATAATAGACCAGGTAAACCATTGTCCGAAATGACAGTAGGCGAAGTCATAGACTATCAACAGGATCTCATTGACCGTGGTGTTGCTTGTATTGAAGGACCGCCCAAATGTGAAAGTATTAGTACTGCGGTTGGTAGATACCAATTTATTAGTGGAACACTGAAAAGAGTGGTGAACTCTGGATATGCGTCCAGAAATGATAGATTTGATTCTGCAACTCAGGATAAATTGGCAATTGGTCTCATGGAAATGGACGGAGGCCTCAATCAATGGCTAGATGGAGATATTACTGATGAGTCATTTGCATACAATCTTTCAGGCATTTGGGCAGGTATTCCTAACCCTAGAACTGGAAAGAGTAGATATGAAGGTGTTGGACCAAATAAGTCCACAATTACTACTTCGCCCGTTTTACTTTCATTAGGTGATGCTCGAGGCAGATATAACGCACTTTTGGAATCGCAACAGGCATCAGCTGACGCATTTGATAAACATATAGCTGTTAATTTGCCTAGTGTGTTTAATGACATTGGATAAATATTTTATTAGGAGGACTTATGTCTAATACTTGTCTTACATATTCGCCGTCAATAAATGGTCAATGCCTGGTAGATAAAACTACCTTGAACAAGGCAAGAGTATCAGATAATCTTCCACTTAATCATAATGATGGTTCATATACATTACACCAGATTGATGCTTGGGCTGATGAATTTATTAATTCATATTCTAATGAGGCTGCAGATAATCCTATTGTTAGAGCTGAGGCATTATATGGTGATTCATTATATCTTACGTTGAACGATTTAAATAAACTTCTTAGTGCAACAAATATATCTCAATATTCTGATTTATCAGATAGAGTAAATAGAGGTCAAATTGGTGCATTAGAATTTGTTGATTTTATGAACGAATCAAATTATACTCCTACAATTATTGACGGTCAAATAGCTGGTAATAATGATAATCTTTTATTCATGTTGGATGGATATTATAAAAATACGTTTTCAAATAGCATTTTAGGTGGGTTCTGTAAACAGATAGAAGGTGTATTTGGTGCCATTGATGCATTTTTTGATATCGTTGATACTATTCAAGGTTTTATTCAGGATGCTATAAGCTTTATTAATCGTCTTCGTAGTGGTAAATTCTTTGTGGATGCTGCAGAGGAAGGTTTGGCAAAGGCACTCATTAATTTAATCAAGGAAAAAATAGGAAACGTCATCGAAGCAGTATGGACCAAGGTAGTTCAAACATTAGATAATTTTAATCTTTTAAACTTTATTAATTGTGCTGAAAATTTTATTAACGAAAATGTAGCAAAACGTGCTAGAAAAATTCAAGACGACGCAAATGCTATTATGAATGATGAAAATAAAGAAACAATTAAAGATCGTTTGATAAAATTATTTGATTATGCTGTAAGTCTATTTGATAGAAAAGGTCTTGCTGAAATTCAATTTTTGGTATTACGATTCTGTTCTTTTATTTCAAACGTTGAAGCATTAATTAATGATGTTAAAACACCATCACAAAATTTTGCATTAAAATATGAGAGAATTGTAAACAGATTAGGAAGGGCATCAAATGCTGCATCTGCATTGTTTGTTAAAAAAGGTGCCAAAAGATACCCAACCACTGTAAGAAAACAAAATGCTGAGATTTTAAAGGAAAAGTGGAAGGCGGGTGTTGATGAGGCTGAGTCTGGAGATACACCACAAGAAAATAGCTATCCAACTCCAAGTGGTAATAAACCAAAAAATCCGCCAGCAGTTACTTGCAAAGAAATTAATAATATACCATCATTTAAAACAATTGTTAACGGTGGTTCAAATGTATTTACGTTCCCTAATGGTAAAGAAGGGTTTTACGACGGCGAGAGTGCCTGGAAGGAAATGGATTGCAATTTCTTAGTTAAAATTATGCGGATACAATCCGTTATTGGAAAACCATTTGGTATCACAAGTGCTTGGAGAAGTCAACAAGGAAATAAAAAAGCAGGTGGTGTGGATAATTCGTGGCACACCGAAGGAAAAGCTCTCGATATTACAGGCCTAAATAATACTGATATAGTAACCTTAAGAGGTCTTGTTTCATTATATAATTTTGAAATAATTTCTTATAATTCGCACATACATATCGAACCAGCGCCGTCAGGATCAGAATAATGCCTATTACAGTTTTTACACCAAGAACCAAAAAATTAGATCTATATTCTGATTTGAGAAAAGATCTTGCTATCAGCCCACTGTCAAGTGATCTGACGGTTTTAAAAAATGATGATGCGGTAAAGGATGCACTTAAAAATTTGCTTTTAACCGATCGCGGTGAAAGATTGATGCAACCAAATCTTGGTGGAAATATTAGATCATTACTATTTGAAAATTTAACACCTGCCGTATTGCAGATGATTAAAACACAGATTGAGGAAACAGTTAAATTATATGAGCCGAGAGCTGAATTAATTGATGTCACTGTTGCTGCGGATATGGATAGTAGTAACGTTTCAGCAAAAATAACTTTTTATGTGCGAAATCAGGAACAACCTATTACACTAGATGTTATTCTAGAAAGGACGAGATAAGATATGGCTACTCAAACGCCCATCACTGAATTAGATTTTGAGTTGATTAAATCGCAACTCAAAACTTATTTGAGGCAGCAAACTCAATTCAAGGATTATAACTTTGAAGGGTCCAATATGAATGTTCTCTTGGATGTCCTTGCTTATAATACCTATCATAATAACTTTTATACGAACATGGCAATTAACGAAATGTTCCTTGATTCCGCAGTTCTGCGTAATTCGGTTGTATCACACGCTAAGGAATTGAATTATTTACCTCGTTCAAGAAGATCTGCAAAAGCAGTTGTAAGCTTAACAATTTCTGATACTGACGGTGTGTTACAAGGACAAACGGTCGCGATACCTGCGTATACGGATTTCAGAACTGCATTCCAGGGCACCAATTTTAATTTTGTTACCATGCAGCAATATGTTGCTAGAAAGATTGCACCTGGCGTTTATCGTACAGAAAATATTGAAATTTTTGAAGGCGAAATGCTAACAAGTTTTGAAAGAGAAGGCTTTATTGTTGATGAGGATGGTATTTTAAGAGTTGCTCTTACAAACGATAATGTTGATACCGATTCGTTGGAGGTGTTTGTTGATGCCGAAGCAACAGATAACGAAAATGTATATATCTTCCAAAAAGATATTTTCGGAGTAGGTCCTACTGATAAAGTGTTTTATGTTGAACCTTATCTAGATGATAGATATTCAATCTATTTTGGTGGCAACGTTTATGGCGAACAGCCATCAGAATTTGAGGATGTAAGAGTACGATATAGAATTTGCTCAGGAAATGAGCCAAACGGTGCATCACAATTTACAACTACATTTCTTGAAACAGTTACAATTACAGTGGATACAATTAGTCCGGCAGTTGGTGGTTCTGAAAGAGAATCATTGGAAAGCATTAGAACATTTGCACCGAAGGCATTACAGATTCAGGAAAGAGCAATCACCACAAATGATTATGAAGTTTTACTCAAACAAAGATTTCCAGAAATTTCTGCGGTGTCAGCATATGGTGGTGAGGAATTGGAACCACCTCAGTTTGGTAAGGTTGCACTAGCAGTTTATCTCAGAGATGGTGCAGATTTGCTTTCCTCGTCTGTGGCAAATCAATATTTGGAATATCTCAAGGACAAGACACCATTAGGTATTGAACCTATATTTGTTCAAACTGAATTCATATATGCGTGCATTACTGCAAAGGTTTATTATACGAGAAAACTTACAAGCATGTCTCCAGATGAGATCGAATCAAAAATCAGAACAACTATTGCGAATTACTCGACTGCTAATTTAAATAATTTTGACACGACATTAAGAGTATCAAAACTAACAGGCCAAATTGATAATCTGGATACAGCAATTCAAAGTACATTCCTTGATGTGTGCCCTGTTATTGAATGGTCACCTACTGTTAAGGTTTCTGGAAGCCCTGTATTTAGATTCCAAGCTGAATTGATAAAACCATATGCATATAAAGCAACAAATGGTTTTACAGATTATAAACCGGCATTTAAATCATCAGTATTCAAAATTAAAGGTAATGGTTCAGAAGGTGTTCCTGTTTATTTACAGGATGATGGTATGGGCCGAATACAAGTTGTCACAGACAGTGCTAGTGCACCGCAGGTTCTTTTCATTGATATTGGGACCATTGATTATAAGAAAGGTGAAATTAAACTTGTCGACTTTACAGTGGATTCGTATGAGGGTAATGCAATTCAGGTTATGGTTAACACAATACGGCGTGATATTACCGCACCGACAAGTAGAGTATTTCTATTACGCGATGATGATCTGCATGTTCAAATTATCTCAGAGGAAGATTTGGAAAGAGAACAGGCATCATCAAATGTAGGTACCGCTGGCGGCACAGTGATTACTAATTATTAAAAGGTTTTAGGCAATGGACATCCAAAAGAAAGTTGCATTTTTTATTGAAAAGCAATTCCCTGCCATTTACAGGGAATATGGTCCTGAGCTTGTAAAACTTGTAGAGGAATATTATAGATTCCTTGAGGATGATTCACGCCAATCTCATTATAATAATAGAAGATTATTTGAATATAGAGATATAAGCACCACTTTAAATAGTATGCTTATATTCTTTAAAAACAAATATTTAGCAGACCTTCCATTGGATGAGGAAAATGTAAGCTTCCTTGTTCGTAATATACTTGATCTGTATAACAGAAAAGGAACCAAGGAAGGTATTATTCTATTTTTCAGAATCTTCTACCAAGAGGATGCTGAGGTTTATTATCCAGCACAACAAATATTAAAGCCGTCTTCGTCAAAATGGCAAACAGGCGTTTATCTTCAACTATTTCCAAACGATAATAAATTTTTAGATGTTGATGGGAATGAATATACATATGCAGATCTTACAAGTAGAAATATTGTAGGAACTTTATCTGGTGCTCGAGCAGCTGTTAATAGTATCAACCTTGTACAAATTAAAGGCACCCCCACACCCGTTCTGTTCGTTGATGCATTACAAGGCAATTTTACAAAATATGATGATATTAATACTCTCATTGATGGTAAAGTGGTTACATTTGGTAGAGTAAACGGATCGTTAAGTGGCTTTAATGTTAATGATCCTGCTGGACAAACAAACATCAGAAAAGGATCCATTTTTGATGTCGTGAGTGATGGCGGCCGCGGTGGTAAAGCCATTGTCACTGGTGTATCAACAAATCCAACTGGCCAAGTAGAATATAACGTATTGGATGGTGGTTTTGGCTATACAGTAGAAAATACAAAATTAATTGTATCAAACCAATCTATTATTATGGATAATACTGAAAGAGTATTTGTGGTTGGTGAGAGATTAAGAGATACAAATGGCAATTCAGGTATTGTAATTGGTCAGAACGATTTTTCAGTTGGTGTTCTTATGGATCCAGGTGATGAGTTTGTAATAGGACCAAACATTTCAACTGACGATCGTAATCCCAATATAATTATTACCAATTTAGGATCTCAGGCAGTAGCAATTACTGATATAACACCAGTCAATAATACTTCACCTGGAAACAATTTTGCTGATACTGGGGTCCAAAGTGATGTAAAGATAAGTCCTCTCTTAAATCCGGAAGTGGTAAGTCTTATAACGGATCCTATTGCTGACTTTTTAAATGTTCAGCTTCTTGGTGAAGATATTGCGTCTGGTGGAACTAGCACAAATCTTGTTGACTATAATTCTGGCTCAGGTACGATGTCTGGTTCAGAACCAGCACCTAATTTCTTTACTGTATTAAGTGATGCATTTGATCTTACACCATTTAATATTGGTCGTATAGATGAGTTCATTAATACAAGTCCAGGTAATGATTACAGAAACGATGTTTTTGCATTAGCCAGAGATGAGGTAATGCAAAACTTTGATAGATATGACCAAATCATATCTTTTGATCCTCCAGAATCTGCCAGTGCATTTTCGGTTGATGAAATTATTACCGAGGATGTGACCGGTAAATCCGGTAAGATTTTGGAGATTGACCAGGATAAAGGGACAATTAAAGTTCGCCCATATAGCTATTACGGCTTTACTGGGAATGATATAATTGGTACCCTTGCTGGACAATTTGCTGTACTAGATGTTTCAACAGATTATAATTCTAAACAGTTTGGTGATAATGCGGTTATCGAATCAATTACAGATTTTGCTGAAGGTAGAGTAGAAACTGCGGCAATATATAATTCAGGATATGGTTATGTGGATCTTGCTGATGCATATCTTGCCGATGATGACGGTGCGGTTATAACTAGAGGACAGATAAATGTTGTTTCGCAGGGCATCACCTCTGGCTACTGGGCTGATTTTTCTTCTCATCTAAATGGCTATAGGAAAACATTGGCTGATGACGGTGAGGATGAGTACTATGATGGCGGCATGAAAGTTCAAGATAGTGATTTTTACCAGGAATTTTCATATCAAATTAAATCGACACTACCATTACAAAATTATGAAAAAGCTCTAAAAGAAAATGTCCATCTTGCTGGTACAAAACTATTCAGTGAATTTTATTTTAGATATAAAAATGAAAGCACATTAGGTATTAATTTTACTAGATTATTTAATGATAATGGAAAAGGCACACCTTTGGATCAACAAGATCCGCAGGCCATTTCAACTGATATTACCAATCTTTATGTTGACAGTACGGAAATTACCTCAGATAATAGAATTCTTAGAAGCGGACAGACTTCGTATTCAATAGGTCCACAGGGTGGTGTTACTAGTATTAATGAAGGAACGGCATTAACATTTGTGGTAAATACCTCCAACCATCCAGGAGGAACTCTTTATTGGCACGTTTCTCGCATAGAGGACTTTACGTTTGATTCTGGTAATGTGATTATGAGTGGTGATAATGGCTATTTTCAAATTATACCAACCGCCGATAGCACGACAGAAGGTTCAGAAACATTTACGGTTACGCTACACACCGGCAGTGGAACTGGTCCGGTCGTCGCAACATCCCCGGAAATTACAATCAATGACACGTCAACGGCATAATATAAATAATTTAAAAAGTTGTAGGAGACAACATGGCAAAGCAATTAGTTAACATTGGTGCAGCGCCCAACGACGGCACGGGCGATCCATTGCGCGATGCAATGGATAAAATCAATGATAATATAAATGAAATTTATAACGCTATCGGTAATGGTGACGAGCTTACTGACCTCGTCAATGTAGATGGTGAAATCCAGGCTCTGGGTGAAGCAAATAAAATCTCCTTCTGGTATGAAGCACTTACAGATCTCCCTAATTCAATTTTAAATCAAGGTGCTCTTGCTTATGTAGAGAATGAGGCTGCAGTTTACTATTCACATGGTTCTCAGGGCTGGAAAAAATTACTTTCGGATAATTCCGCCGGTGATATTCTTGGTTATCAAGATAGTCTTCCAACATATCCAGGTGTTGGTGGTGGTGGTGGTTCTACCGATGAGGCTAATGCGTACTCAATGTTTGCCGTTGCGGGTGAAGATAATATAGTTGCAGCAACATCAAATTCTATGCTTACATTTGTTGCTGGAAATAATATTACTCTTACAGCAAATGCAGCTTCAGAATCAATAACAATCGAGGCCGCTGGTGGTGCTAGTGGTGGTAATGCTTTTGGTACAATTAGAGTGGCTGGAGCAGCCGATGTTGTTGCCGATACCCAAGGAGATGTTTTGAATGTTGCAAATGGAGCAGGTATTCTTCTTTCCACAAACGCAACAAACGATACATTAATTATCACATCAAGTGGTAGCGGTGGCGGTGGTGTTGGCTTAACCTCTAGATCAACAGCACAAGTTACAGCGGCAAATATTGCTGACACGACAACATCATATCAAAATATTATTGGGTTTAAAGGATATGCATTACTCAAAATTGAGGTTGATACTGCAGCTTGGGTAAGAATTTATACTGATACTGCGGCAAGAACAGCAGATGCCTCAAGACCTCAGCTAGAAGATCCTACACCAGATTCAGGTGTTATTGCCGAGGTTGTAACTGCTGGTGCCGAGGTTATTAGAATGTCTCCTGGTGTTGTAGGCTTTAATAATGAATCCACACCAAATACAAATATTCCTATTGCCATTACAAACCTAAGTGGTGGGTTAGCTTCAATTACCGTGACTCTAACCCTAATCCAGTTGGAGGCCTAATACATGGATCCCAAGGCTCTACATGAATGGGTTGTTACTCTGCATCGTAAAGAAGATTTAGAGTCTTTTTATGATGACATGGAAACCCCTGGTGGGAATTTATTCATTCCTAACAGAGCCGTTGATGTTGCTAATAAAAGACCAATAAGTCGTAATACACATTATATGTTGACCTACGATGAGGCCGAGCTTGTAAAAAACGACGATAGAGTTTGGGATGTGACATTACATGAACTTATGATACTTGCCACACCAAAACCTCTAGGTTATAAAATTGAAAATAAAAATTTTAGCAAATCAAGTACTACAAACACAGACCACACCCAATGGGGGTTTGTCACACATTCAGACGATACTCTTAGACCTACATGGTCGTCCCTCGGTACGTCATCATTAACAGGAGTTGATCTCACCATAACAGCATCAGGTAAAAATGTGGATGTTCTTATAGTTGACGGTCATATTGATCCAAACCATCCTGAGTTTGCAAGATCTGCTGATGGTAGTGGTGGTTCACGAGTACAGCAAATTAATTGGTTTAATTATGGTGGTTCTGGAACATATGTATATACGCCATATTCTCAGGTTTCGGATCCTCCAGGTGGTGGATTATCTGGAGATAATAACCACGGTGCTCATTGTGCCGGTACTGTTGCCGGAAATACTCAAGGATGGGCTAGGGATTCAGACATTTATAATATAAGCCCCTATGGTACTAATCCCAATGGTAATATAAGTAGTACGATGTGGGATTATATTAGAGCCTGGCATAATTCAAAGCCTATCAATACAGAAACTGGTCGTAGAAATCCAACAGTATCAAATCACAGTTATGGTTCTTCTCTTACTCATATTAGAGGTGGCTATGGCTCGATTGCATTTCCTTATGAAATTACATATAGAGGGACAACAGTATCCGTTCCAACAAATCAGGAATTAACAACTGCTCAGTTGGAAGCTAGAGGGATTAATTGTTATCAGACATCAGTCGATACTGATGGTGATGGCATTGCGGATACAGTAGTTGATGCCTGCGATACACAATATTATGATACAGCAAGATTTGCTGATATTCAGGATGCAATTGACGACGGAATTATTATATGCTATGCTGCAGGTAATGAAAATGCGCTAATTACAAAGGCAGGTGATGTTGATTATGATAATAGACACAAATGGCTTTATTTAAATCTATTCACATATGATCTACCTTACCATAGAGGCAGTTCCTCTGGCCAAGGTGTTGATAATACAATTGTTGTTGGTTGTGTCGATAATTATATGCAAGGTAACGACCATCGCAAAACAAGTTACAGTAATTGGGGAAGTGCAGTTGATATATTTGCTGCTGGAGACTACATTCAAAGTGCTGTAAATGATACAGCAAGAGTTTCAACCGGTTTATCAACTGCTGCAGATTCAAGAGGCGGTACAAATCCGCTGGGTGATGCCTATGGCCAGAGTAAATATCCAGGTACAAGTATGGCTTCACCTCAGGTTACTGGTATTTTAGCATTATTGGCTGAAACATGGCAGGGAATGACTCAAGCCGATGCTCAGGCTTGGGTAAGAGAAAATGCATTAGTTGATAAATTATACGAATCTGGGACTATTGACCCAACACAATTATATAATCTAGGAACAGCAGATAACTTGATGCTCTTCTGGAAAAATCAACGAAAAGAATCGGGTTCAACTTATCCGTTAAAAACAGCAGGACGAAGAGAAAAGTCTTCAATTAAATATCCTAGGCCTAGAATTAGGCGTAGGGGTTAGAACTTTGATATAAATAAAAAATAAAATCTATTTTAGTGGGATTAGCATGCCAGAAATTTTGACCACAAATTTTAAAACCGATAATGCGAGACGCTTCGTAGACGATGTATTGTCGAACGATTATTATGTATTCGTTTCTGGGACTACTCAGGATGATGCTGAAAATTCCATTCGCTCAAAAATGGAATTTCTAGAAAAAACAATATTCGGCAAGAAGGTATATAATAGTGATGTAAAATTCATGATTAAATATTACCCTTGGCAAAGAGAAACGGTATATAATAAATTTGATGATACTACCGATTTGGGAGGAGTAAACTTTTATTCCGTAGTCGGTCCAACAAATCACAATACAGGTGACTACCGAGTATATAAATGCCTAGACAACGGCGATGGATCTCCATCAATAAATGCCCCTCAGTGGAACGCAGATACTCCAGATCAGTTATATGATACACAAGATGGATATATCTGGAAATTTATGTATTCAATGACAAGAATAGAATTTGATGCATATAACGCGCTGGGCTATATTCCTATAATTGGAACATTTGATTCGAATCCTACTTCAACCACTGGTGGGTCACCATTTTCAGATATTATTGTTGAAAACGCAGAATCAAGTAATGGATATAAAACCGTTACTGGTAATTTGGATTCAGTACCATCAGACAACCCCACATCAAATATTTCATCTTTTTATGCAAAATTTACAAGCGAAACTTTTGGCTCATCGGTCGGTTATTATGTTGGCCAAACAATACTTCTTACGAACCCGGTAGATAATTTTACAGATATTTTTACCATTCTGGTTTATACATATGATGAAAATACAAACAGGGCAAGATTTATTGTACAAAATAGAGTAAAGCCAAACTCACAATTTTCTGGTTATACTGGTTTCGGAAGTAATGCAAAATTTAAAGTATTGCCAAGAGTTATAATAAGTGGCGATGGGACAGGTGCTATTGGTTACCCTATTATTGATAATGGCTCAATTACTGATATTGTTTTACATAATCCTGGGCAAGGTTATAATAATGCAGTTGCCGAGGTAAGAGATCCAATTTATGATTTTGATCCAGATAATCCAAATACAGTTGATGTGAGAGCAATTATCAGACCTGTTCTTGCTCCTGTTGATGGACACGGAACTAATTTATTAGATGAACTAAAATGTAGACATGTTTTGCTATATGGATATATTACTGGTGCAGATAATACTCAAATAGGTTATAATAATACATATTCAAAGGTTGGTATTGTTAGAAATCCTACCTTTGATATTTACGATCCTACCACCGAAACAACTACGTTTACGGTAACAGTGGCGACTGGCACAAATGATTATGGTGCTGGTAATAAGTATTATATTAACGGTTCAGTAAGCCCACAACTTACACTTGTGGAAGGTCAGACATATGTATTTGATCAA